GGTGCCGTGATGCGTGGTAGGCAGACGCATAGTTATCCACAGGGCAGCGAGGTTATCCACAGGCTGATGCACCAAGATGGTGCGAGTGTGGATAACCTGTGGATAATTAGGGTCCTTCCTGATGGGGTGACGGGGCGGGGTACAAGGCACCGCGAGAATAAAAATCTGAGAGGATTTTTTAAAGCCGTTAATACGACTATGCGCCGCCTGTCAAGTGCTTTGATTGTTAACAAGAAAAGAATTTTCGGGGAATAGTTTACGTATGGCAACAGGCGTGCGGGGAATGCTCGTAAATCGGGCGAAGCTGGCCGAGATTTTCGACGTGGCTTTGACGACCATCGACACCTGGGTGAAAAAGGGCTGCCCTGTCCACCAGCGCGGCGCCCGTGGCGTGGAATGGTCCTTTAACACCGCCGACGTGGCCCGCTGGCGTGAAGACGAGCGCGCCAAGGCCGCCGCTGGCGACGCGCCCGACGACATGGACAAGCTGGACCTGCGGAAAGCGCAAGCCGACACCCTGCGCGCCGAACTGGAACTGGCCAAGGCACGCGACGAAGTGGCGCCCGTGGCCGAATTCGAGAAGGCCACCAGCCGCCTGCTGGCCACCATACGCGCCAACATGCTGAACATTCCCGCCCGCGCCGCACTCAGGCTGCTGGGCGAGACCAACGAAACAGCGTTTAAACGCACTTTGCGCGAAGAAATCACGCTGGCGCTGGAAACATCGGCCGACGCCGACGTGGCGCTGGAAGACGACGAAGACGGGGAAGACGAAGAATGAAAGATTTCTGGCGCGACTATTTCAAATACGCGGGCGAAACCGCGCGCACTCTGCCGTTCGTGTTGACGCCTAAGTATTTCGACTGGCACGAACTATGGAAAGAAACGGTGGAGTGGTTCAAGAGCGCCGCCGCGCTTCTGATTCTGATTCTGCTGGTGGCGCTTTACCCGCTTTCGGTGATTCTGTTTCCGTTTGCTGTAATGGCGGAACAGCGAGCCGTAATTAAACGCAACAAGGCGCGCAACACCGAGCTACGGCACCGTGATTTCGAGGGCGAAGAATGAAAATTACATTTCGTCCTTTCGGTGGGCGCGTCTCTCTGTCTGCCGCGAATGAATTGTGGTTTAACGATTTCGCAAACGGCGACCGCTTCACGTACTTTTTTGGCGCCGGGAAGTATCGAGTGCGCGACGGCGAAGTGGAAGCGAACGTGTACACGCTCCACGCCTTCTTTTTCGTCGTTCGTATCTTTGGACGCATCAAGCGCGCCGGGTAGAAAGCCACTTTCATGCACCTGTTCAGCAATCTGCTAGGCATCCGCAAAGCCCTGCGGCGGGCCGCGAGAAATCTTGTTCCGCCCGCCGACATGCTGCCGTCCGTGTGGGCCGAAGCGAATCTAAAAATCCCTGCCGGTAACGCTGTGCCGGGCCTGATTCGCTTCGATAACGCACCGTATCAGCGCGGCATGCTGAACGTGATCCACGAACCCGGCATTCGTCGCGTGTCGTACATGACTGGCGCCCAGCTTGGAAAGACCACGATTCAGCAGGCAATCGCAGGGTTTTTCATCGACCACGACCCGCGCAGTCAGATTTTCATTCAACCGACGCAGGGCGACGTTCAGACGTTCCAGGAAACGAAGCTGCGGCCGATGCTGGACGCGAACAAAAGCATTTCGCGCAAGCTGGCGAAGTCGCGCGGCCGTGATGGCGTCAACAACAGCCGCATTATCTCGTTTATCGGTGGGTGGTTAATGTTCGGCTGGGCGGGTTCGCCACGGACCCTGCGCGGCCGTTCCGCGCCAGTCACGCAGGCCGACGAAGTGGACGGCATGCTGGCCGACACGGGCGAAGGCGACCCGCTGGAACTGCTGGCGCAGCGCGCCGCGACGTTCGGGGATTTGCAGCTACGCACCGAATCCAGTACGCCGACCATCAAAGGCGCTTCGCGCATCGAGACGTCGTTCAACATGGGCGACCAGCGGCGCTATTACGTGCCGTGCCCGGACTGCGGCGAGGCGCAATACCTGAAGTGGCCGCAGGTTATCTGGACTGGCCGCGACAATCTGGAAGGCGAGCAAGACCCGGACAGCGCCCGCTACTGCTGCGAGCATTGCGGCAGCCTGTGGGACGACGGGCAGCGCGTGATGGCCATTCGTACGGCCGAAGAAAAGGGCGCTGGCTGGAAGGCGGCGAAGCCGTTCAAGGGCCACGCGTCATTCCACGCGCCCGAAATGCTTTCGACGTTCCGCAAGCTGCGCGATATCGTCCAGTCCTACCTGGACAAGCTGGCCGCTGGCGATTTGCAGTCTTTCGTGAACGTTTCCCTGGCTGAAACCTTCGAAGAAACCGCCGAACAGGCCGACCCGGATTCACTCTACGCCCGCCGCGAGGTGTACACGGCGCCCGTGCCGATGCATGGCCTATACCTTACGGCTGGCGTGGACATGCAAACCGACCGGCTGGAAGTCGAAATAGTGGCTTGGGGGCTGTTCGAACAGTCTTGGTCTGTCGCATACCGCGTGCTATACGGTGATCCGCTGTCGGGCGACGTGTGGAACGACCTAGACGACCTACTGGCCGAAGAATTCCAGCACGAAAGCGGCGCGCTGCTGTCCATCCAGGCCACCACCGTGGACACGGGCGGAACGACCGGCTACACGCAGGCGGCCTATGAATACATTCGCGCCCGCCGCGCCCGCAAGATATTCGCTATCAAGGGCATTCCGGGCTGGGGCCGGGCCATTGTTGAGAAGCCGCAGCGCAAGCAATCAGGCAAACACAGCCGGAAAGTCGATTTGTACCAGGTGGGCGTGGACGAAGCGAAGCTGGTTGTTATGCGCCGACTCGCAATGAAGCGCGAAGGGCCGGGATATTGCCACTTTCCGGCCGACGAAGACCACGGAGAAGACTATTTCAAGCAATTAACGGCTGAAAAGCTGAAAACCCGCTTCGTGCGGGGCTTCCCGGTGCGCGAGTGGCACAAGGGCGACAAGGTGCGAAACGAGGCTTTGGACTGCCGCGTGTACGCCATGGCAGCCCTAAAAATCATGAATCCAAGCCTGAAACAGCTTGCAAAACGGCTGATTCTGGACGGCAAAACGCTTGTCTGGACGCCCGAAATGGTGAGCCCGGACGAAATGGCACCGCCGCCACGCCGCGAGGCGCCGAAACCCGTGCCACGGCCGCTTCCAGCGCCAGAAAACCCCCACGTGGCTAAAGACGAGCCGCAAAAGGAAACTAGGCCCATTAAACGGGCGAAATCTTTAACCGCAGGCCGACGCCGTGGGGGATTCGCCACCAACTGGTGACGCATGCAAGGCCATTTCCCTAACAGCATCCGCGCGGGCGTGACGTTTTCGCGCACCGTGCGGCTGAATGAGTACGAGGCGCCCACATGGGCGCTTAACGTGCTGCTGCGCGGGCCAAAGGCGATTGATTTCGCAAGCCAGCCCGATGGCGCCGACCATCTTTTACTGGTGGACGCAGCCACCACGACGGGCTGGACGGCGGGCGAATACCTGTTTTCGGTTCGCGCCGTGTCGAGCGGCACCGTGCTGGAAATCGAATCCGGGCAAGTCACGGTCCAGCCGGATATCGCATCCCTGGCTGACGGAACGGACACGCGAGTACACGCCCAGCGCGCACTGGACGCAATCGAAGCTGTCCTGGAAAAGCGCGCGTCACAGGATCAAATGCGCTACACGATCAATAACCGCGAGTTGTGGCGCACGCCTATCGCGGACCTTCTGGCACTTCGCAAGTATTACAAATCCGAAGTGCGCCGCCTGAAGGCTGCCCAGCGCGGCAACCTGTTCGGCGCCCAGGTAAGGGTTTCCCTCTGATGGCACTTTTCGATTTCATCCGCTCGCGCGGGCTGATGCCCGCCAAGCAGGCGGCGACCACGCGCGACGTTCCGCAATCGCGCATCACGCGCGCCGCTCGCGTTGCGGGCCGCGCGATCCGTTCGGCATTCCAGTTCAATGCGGCGGGCTTTGATCGTTTAAACGAGTCGTGGACGGCCACCGCGCTGCCTGCTGACTGGATCATTACCCGCAACTATCGGACGCTTGTCGCCCGCTCGCGCGAGCAGGTGATGAATAACGACTATGCGCGGGCTTTCCTGCGCATGTGTGCGCAAAACATCGTTGGGCCGAAAGGCATCCTGATGAAAGCCGCTTTCAAAAAAGCGGACGGCACGCACGACGCGGACGTAAATCGCGCGCTGAAAGATGCTTGGGAAAAGTGGTGCCACAAAAACACCGCCGACGTGGCGGGGAAGAAATCGTGGCGCGCAATCCAGCGCTTGCTGGTGAAAAGCGCGGCGCAGGACGGCGAATTCTTCCTGCGCATTGTGACCGGCAAAGACGCTGGCCCGTGGGGCTTCTCGGTGCAGGTAATCGACCCGCTGCGGGTGCCGATTGACTACAACGTGGACCGCTACAACGGCCTGAATTTCATTCGCCACGGCATCGAATTCAACCGTTTCGGGCGCCCCGTGAATTACCACCTTTCGACGGTGGACGACGGCGAGGCCGAATATGAATATGCGGGCGTGGGCTATGTGACCGTGCCAGCAGAAGAAATGGTGCATGGCTTCCAGGAAGACTTGGTGGGCCAGAAACGCGGCCTGCCCTGGATGGCCACGGCGCTGTTTCGCATGCGCAATATGGGCGCGTTTGAGGATGCGGCCATCGTAAATGCGCGTGTCGGCGCGTCGAAAATGGGTTTCATCCAGTGGAAGGAAGGCGAGTCGCCCGAATTCGAGGAAGGCGACGAACCCGGCTTGGAATTCGACGCGGAACCCGGTTCATTCAACGTGCTGCCCGAAGGCGCGGAAATGAAGGAATGGCTGCCGCAATACCCGAGCGGCGAATTCCTGCCCGTCTTCAAAACGCTGCTGCGCGGCGCGAGCGCTGGCTTTGGCGTGTCATACAACAACCTGGCCAGCGACCTGGAAGGCGTGAATTTTTCCAGCATCCGCCAAGGCACGCTGGACGAACGCGAGCACTGGAAAGAGTTGCAGGAATGGCTGATAGAAAGCGCCGTTCAGCCCGTGCAGGAAGCTTGGCTGCGCTATTCGCTGCTGAAGGGCCGAATCAAGGTTAAAGGAAAGCCGCTTTCGCCCGCAATTCTGGATGAATTGCAGGATTCGATTAGCTGGCAACCGCGCCGCTGGCAATGGATCGACCCGACAGCCGACGTAAATGCAGCCGTGGAATCGAAAAACAACCTGCTTACCAGCGCGGGCCGAATCATCCGCGAATGGGGCGGCGACCCTGACGAAGTTTTCGCGGACATTGCCGCCGACATTAAGGCCATGCAAGCCGCTGGCATCGACGAAAAATACATTCTCGCATCCATGGGCGAGGCGCTTGTGCCGCCGCCCGTGGCCGCCGAAGGTTCGCACCCGAACAGCTAACACACCATGACGACAAAAACCCAGGTTTCTATCCGCGACATGAACAGCAAGGGCACGCTTTGGCGTGCCGCTGAAGTCGGCGCCATTGACGTGGAAGCGCGCACCGTCGAACTGGCGTTCAGTTCGGAAATCGAAGTGCCGCGCTGGTGGGGAATCGAAATTCTTTCGCACGCCGAAGGGGCGGCCGACCTGTCGCGCCTGAATAACGGCGGCGCCCTGCTGATGGACCACGACCGCACCGACCAGGTGGGCGTGATCGAGTCGGCGCGCATCGACACCGACAAGCGCGGCCGGGCTGTCGTTCGCTTCGGGCGCGGCGAGCGCGCCAGCGAAGTGTTCCAGGACGTGATCGACCGCATCCGCCAGCATGTTTCCGTTGGGTATGCCATCCAGGAGGCGACGCTTACGGAAATGCGCGAAGACGGCGACGTGTACACCGTTACTTCCTGGCTGCCGGTTGAAATCTCTTTCGTAAGCATTCCTGCCGACGACACCGTGGGCGTAGGGCGTTCAGCAGAAAACCCCCACGTGGAACCGGCCGCAGTCACGCCGGAAAATCCCAACGTGCCCGAAAAGGGCAGTGAAGAACCAAAGATAACCACTCAAGGAAACCGAAACATGCCGGACCCGACCCTGGAACCGCAAAACATCGACGCCGACGCACAGCGCCGCGCCGGTGCCGATGCCGAGCGCGCCCGCGTTCGGGAAATCGTGGCAGCAGGCAGCCAGTATGG